TAAATATAACAAACAAAGGAGAAATATATGAGCGTAGTAAAGGGACTCAAAAATATTAATGCCCTGCTCGACAAGCCAAAGTATGATGAAAACTCACCAAAGGTAAAGTGGCTAAAACTTGCCGACGGTCAATCAGTAAAAATTCGTTTCATTGAGGAACTAGATGAAGACTCTGCAAACTATAATGCAGAACGTGGTCTTGCTCTAGTTGTTAAAGAACACACAAATCCAAAAGACTACAAGCGCAAGGCTGTAGATACTATGGAATCAGAAGGTCGTGACTGGGCAGAAGAAATGCATCGCAAAGATCCAAAGGCTGGCTGGAGAGGTCGTCTTCGTTTCTATTGCAACGTCTTGGTAGATGATGGCATTGAAGCACCTTATGTTGCAATCTGGTCTATGGGTGTTAGCAAGCAATCTGCATTTAATACAATTCGTGAGTATGCTCTTGAAACAGGAAGCATCTCAAATGTAACTTGGAAAGTAAAGCGTAATGGTCAGGGAACTGAAACATCTTACACAACTATTCCAGGTGCACCAGACACAGAGCCATTTAATTGGGGAGATATCAAGCCTTATCCTCTTGAGTTAGCATTAAAGAATATTCCTTATGCTGAACAAGAAGCATTTTATTTAGGCTTTGACGGTCCATCAACTTCTTCTGCTACCAATATCGACTGGTAGTAGATGAATTACGTAGGCTTACACGTACATACACACTATTCATTATTTGATGGTGTTGCTACTCCAGAAGAATATATAGACCGAGCAGTTGAACTTGGTATGCCAGCATTGGCTATCACAGATCACGGAACTTTATCTGGGCATCGGGAACTGTACCGAATTGCAAAAGCAAAGGGTGTAAAGCCAATTCTTGGCGTAGAAGGATATTTTTGTCCTGATCGATTTGATAAGAGGGCAAAAGCAGAACGCACTGAGCCAACTGATATGGTGTATAACCATATTATCCTTCTTGCTAAGAATCAACTTGGTTTAGAGAATCTAAACAAAATCAATGAAATCGCTTGGACTGAAGGATATTTCAGCAAACCTCGCTTTGACTTTGAAGTTCTTGAAAAGTATAGTGAGGGGATCATTGTATTATCTGGATGTCTAAGCGGTATCATTGCAAAAGCATTAGAGCATGGGGAATATGCTCAGGCTAAAAAACATATTGAATGGTTTAGCCGTGTGTTTAAAGATGATTTCTATATGGAATTAATGCCACATAATGGAGCAGAAGTAAACAAGCAGTTGGCAGATTTAGCAGATGAATTTAAAATTCAAACTGTAGTTACTCCAGACTGTCACCATGTTGATGAATCACAAAAAGAAATACAAGAGTTTAAACTTCTTATGAACTCTCATGCCAAAGTACAAAAAGATACTACATATGAAAAGTCAAAGAAGCAAGATGGAATGATGAAGCGTCTTGATTATTTATATGGCGAAGACAGACAAATGTCATTTAATAAGTTTGATATTCACCTACTTTCATATGATGAGATGAAGGTTGCCATGGAATCCCAGGGTATAGTTAGAGAAGATATGTATATTAACTCTATGACTATTGCCGATAAGGTAGAAGACTATGATATTAAAGATGGATTAAACCTATTGCCAGTGCAGTATAAAAATCCAAACCAAGAATTAGCAAATCTAGCATTTGCAGGATTAGAAGAAAAAAGACTAACCCCTAACTGGTTAGGTAATGACGAATATGAAGTTCGTTTAATGGAAGAGTTAGAAATTATTAGAAACAAAGACTTTGCTCCATACTTTCTTGTTGTTCAAAGCATGATTGCTTGGGCAAAGAAAGAAGGTATTATGGTAGGTCCAGGTCGTGGTTCCTCTGCTGGCTCTTTGGTTTGCTATGCCCTTGGAATTACAGAGATTGATCCAATTGAACATGGACTACTGTTCTTTCGATTTATTAATCCAGAACGAAATGACTTTCCAGATATCGACACAGATATTCAAGACAACAGACGTGAAGAAGTTAAAGACTATCTAGTTAGACAGTATAGGCACGTAGCATCAATTGCAACCTTTCTTCAATTTAAAGATAAAGGTGTGGTAAGAGATGTTGCACGAGTTTTAGATATTCCGCTAACAGACGTAAACAAAGTTCTTAAACTTGTTGATACATGGGATGAATATTGCAGTTCTAAAACTACGGCTTGGTTTAGAGAAAAATATCCAGAAGTGGAAATTTATGGAGATAAGTTACGAGGACGTATTCGTGGCACTGGCATTCATGCTGCTGGTGTGGTTACTAGCAAAGAGCCTATATTTAGACACGCTCCAATGGAAACTCGCTCTAGTCCTGGCAGTGATGATCGTATCCCAGTTGTTGCAGTGGATATGGAAGAGGCTGAAAAGATTGGTCTTATTAAGATTGATGCACTTGGTCTTAAGACACTAAGTGTTATTCAAGATACAATTCAAATGGTTAAAAAGAATCACTTTAAGGATATCAACTTACTTGAGATTGACCTAGAAGATTCAAACGTATACGAGATGCTTTCAAGCGGGTATACAAAGGGTGTATTCCAGTGTGAAGCAACACCATATACAAACCTTCTAGTTAAAATGGGTGTAAAGAATCTTAATGAACTTGCAGCATCTAATGCTTTAGTTCGTCCTGGCGCTATGAATACTATTGGAAAAGATTATATTGCTCGCAAACATGGTAAGCAAAATGTATCCTATACCCATCAGATTATGAAAGAATTTACCAGTGATACATATGGGTGTATTCTATATCAGGAACAGGTTATGCAGGCTTGCGTTCACTTAGGTGGTATGTCAATGTCTGATGCTGATAAAGTTCGTAAGATCATTGGAAAGAAGAAAGATGCGAAAGAGTTCGACGTTTATAAAGAACAGTTTGTTGCTGGTGCTTCTGCCTATATTGCTCCCAATCAGGCTCGTGATTTATGGCATGACTTTGAAGCGCATGCGGGATACTCGTTCAACAAGTCTCATGCGGTTGCTTACTCTACGGTCTCGTATTGGACGGCGTGGTTAAAGTATTACTACCCTCTTGAGTTTATGTTTGCACTCCTTAAGAATGAAAAGGATAAAGATGGAAGAACTGAATATCTTATTGAAGCAAAAAGAATGGGCATTAGCATTAAACTACCTCACATTAACGATTCAGATATCGATTTTAAAATTGAGGGTAAGGGTATTCGGTTTGGGCTCACTGCTATCAAGTACATATCTGATAAAATTGCAGAAAGATATATTGCAGCACGACCATTTAGTTCGTACAAAGAACTTGAAGAATTTACCTTTACAAAAGGCAACGGAGTAAACAGTAGAGCATTACAAGCATTAAGGGTTATTGGTGCTGCAAACTTTCCAGATAATCCACGCAATGAAGAAGAGATTAAAGAAAATCTTTATGACTATCTAAATCTTCCAGAGTTTAACATTACAGTTCCATCTCACTATCATGCCTTTATTCAAGAGGTTTGTGACTTTGAGGAAAGAGGGTCGTTTATTCTTATGGGTATGGTTAAGAGCATTAAGCGTGGTAAGGGATGGTCTAGAGTTGAAGTTCTTGATAAAACTGGATCTGTTGGAATTTTTGATGAAGAGCAGACATCAATTGAGCCAGGAAAGACTTATCTACTGTTGGCTACAGATAATAGAATTGTTTCTGCAATTCCAGTTGAAGACATTAAAGGTTCTTCAAATGCTCTTGTAAAGTTTTTAAATTATAAACAATTACCATTTACAGACGAGGAAATGTTTGTGGTTTCTTTTAAGCCAAGAATAACTAAGACTGGGAAAAAAATGGCTTCATTAACCTTGGCAGATACTAGTAGAGATCTACATCCAGTTACTGTATTCCCAACTTCATTTGCACAAGCATATATGCATATTGAAGAAGGTAACTCATATAAATTTAAGTTTGGAAAGACTAAGGATGGAACAGTGATAATGGAGGAAGTAAATGGTTAGCATGGAAGATGTATTAGCACAACTTAACCCAAAGTTAAGAAAGACTATTATGGTTGGAGATTCAGTTCCACCAACAGAGTATGCACAAACTCCTAGTTTTGGTTTAAACCGTGCACTAGCAGGTGGTCTGCCTTATGGTCGTCAAGTGCTTATCTGGGGATCAAAGTCTTCTGCAAAGTCCTCCCTATGCCTTCAAATGGTTGGTTTAGCACAAAAAGAGGGCAAGGTCTGTGCTTGGATTGATGCAGAAATGTCTTATGACAAAGTTTGGGCAGAACGTCTTGGTGTTGACTCATCTAAGTTAATTTACTCACAGGCTCGCACTATTAATGAAATGGTTGATGTAGGCACAAACTTAATCAATGCAGGTGTTGATATTGTTGTAGTTGATTCAATTACTTCCTTGTTGCCAGCAATTTATTTTGAAAAAGATTCAGATGAACTTAAACAATTAGAAAATACAAAACAGATTGGTGCAGAATCTCGTGACTTTAGCAATGCGTGGAAGATGATTAATTATGCAAATAATAAAGTTAAGCCTACATTATTTGTATTAATATCTCAGTCTCGTAATAACATTAACGCAATGTATACAAGTCAACAGCCAACAGGTGGACAGGCTACTAAATTTTATTCGTCAACAGTTATTAAACTGTTCTCATCAGAATCAGATAATCAAGCAATTAAAGGTAAGATTAAAATTGGTGATAAGTTGATTGAAGAAAAAGTTGGAAGAAAAATTCGTTGGGAACTGCAGTTCTCTAAGACTTCTCCAGGATTTCAATCAGGCGAATATGATTTTTATTTTAGAGGTGACGAGGTTGGGATAGATTCCATTGGTGATCTTGTAGACACAGCAGAAGCCTCTGGGTTAGTTAACAGAACTGGTGCTTGGTATCAATTAGAAGATGGAACAAAAGTTCAAGGTAGAGATGGATTTATAGCACGAGTAAGGGAAGATCTTGACTTACAACAAAGTCTTAAAGATAAACTTATAAATGGCTAAAGAATTTACAGTATATCCTGGAAAATTTCCATGCAAGAAATGTGGATTTGAAGTTCTATCTTTAAGATATTGGGGCGAGTCTGGAGATGCAACTTGGATGTGTCCAGAAAAACATATATCTAAAGTCAACATGATTCCTGCTAAAAAGAAGAAGAGTGATTTTATAGATGAGTGAAAGAGGAGAGTCTAAAAGAATTGGTGCTAAGCAGCACAAGAATTCTGGTAGAAATAATACTAAAGGAGATGCCTCTTGGCATAACTTTGTATTAGATTTTAAAGAGTGCTCTAAATCTTTTACACTTAATCAAGATGTTTGGGCAAAAGCAGTTACTGATGCACTTAAGAAGAGTATGGATCCAGCATTAGTTATTGTATTGGGCGAGGGTACAAAGAAGGTACGTCTGGCTATCATAGAGTTAGAACTACTAGAACAGTTAATAGAAGGAGAACAAAATGACAGAGGGTAAAGAGCAAACAACGTTAGAAATGATTAATGGTTTGGCAGAGATTGCCGAGTTCATGGAAGATGAAGAACTTAATATTGCTCTAACAATGATTGCTAAGTTAATCATTAAACCAGATATTCCTATGCCAGTTGCAGCAATTGAAATTGTTAGACTTCAGGCTATTGCAGGAAAGTTAGCGCTAAAGGCTACCTGGATGGCAAATGTTGATAAGAATAACAGAGCAAAGAAAAATATTTACTATACGGCAGCAGAGGCAGTAAACAACTTAGTATCAGCACTTAAATACATAATGCGATAACATGCTATAATTATATAAAACAAGGGGATATAATGACAAAAAGTTTATTACAGCAGGTTATGCTTAAGAGTGTTTCTAGAAAAAGCACAATACTAGATGCAGATGCTTTGATTGAAAAGATTAAATCAGGATACGTTGTAAATCGTGGTCCAAAGTTTCAGACAAAGAAAACATTTGCTCCATCAACAATTGCCTATAGCCATGGAGAATGTCCACGCTACTGGTATTTAGCATTTGATGGTGCTACGTTTGAAGACAATGCAGATGCTTATGGTGCAGCAAATATGACTGCTGGAACTCTTTCACATGGAAGAATTCAAGATGCAATGATGAATGCTGGAGTTGCAAAGGTTTACCGTGATGATGATAATAACCCAACAACTGAATTTAAAATTAGATATGATGATCCACCAATCTTTGGATATGGCGATGCCATGCTTGACTGGGAAGGCGAAGAGGTTGTTGGAGAAATTAAAACAATGCTCAACGAAGGATTTGAGTATCGTAAGAATTCAATGAAGCCTAAGTCTGGTCACCTTATTCAATTACTTATTTATATGAAAATTCTTGGTAAGAAAAAAGGTGTATTGATTTATGAGAACAAAAACAATCACGAACTATTAGTTCTTCCAATTGAAGTAGACGATTACTATCGTCAATGGATTGATGCAACTTTTCAATGGATGCGTGAAGTTCGTAAGGCTTGGGTAGATCGTACACTTCCAACTAAAAACTATCGTGCAAACTCTAAGATATGCAAGACATGCCCAATCAAGGCAGCCTGCGATGAAGCGGGTACTGGAGTCCTTAAGATTAAATCTATGGAGGGGCTGATTGAAACTTTGTGACAGATGTGATACCTATTTTGAACCTAAAGTAACTTATCAAATTTACTGCAGCGTTGAGTGTAGAGATGCTGCAACTAAAGATAAAATTACTGAAAGGTATCATATCACTCGTCGCCAAAAAAGAAAAGGCAAAAAAAGATTTTGTTTAGGTGGATGCCAAACTCAGTTATCAATCTATAATGATTCTGGGTTTTGCTCTAGTTGTAATGTAAGTGAAAAACAAGTGGCAAAAATGTTAAAAGAATTGAAAGGTTTTATTGATTATGAGCAAGAATAAGTGGGGAATAGAAACTATTCCTAAAACTATTTGTGCTATTGATGCTAGTACTAATAGTCTTGCATTTGCCTTGTTTGATACCCAAGAAAAAACATTAGGTGTAGTAGGAAAAATAAACTTTCAAGGAAATAATACATATGAAAAGGTAATGGATGCCTGTAAAAAAACAAAGGCTTTCTTTGATTACTATGGTGGATTTGAGGCTATTGTTATTGAGCATACCGTTTTTATGAACTCCCCAAAGGTTGCTGCTGATCTAGCCCTTGTTCAAGGAGCGCTACTTGGTGCTGCTGGTTTAACTGGCACAAAGGTTATAGGAACTGTAGCCCCAATTACTTGGCAAATATTTATAGGTAATGGAAAGTTAACTAAGGATGAAAAGTTTTTTATAAGATCAAAAAATCCAGGAAAGTCAGAAGCCTGGCACAAGTCTAATGAAAGAGAAATAAGAAAGCAAAAGACTATTAGATTTATTAATATGCAGTATGATAAAAATATATTAGACAATGACATTGCAGATGCAATTGGAATTGGTCATTGGTCTATAAATAATTGGAACAAAGCAATTGGAGTTGATAAATAATGCCTGAGTTAAATGCAAATATACCACCAATAGAATGCTATGTGCGTGGAAACTTTTTAAGAGATCAGTTAGATAGTCATGACCAATATTTTCCATGTGTAATATTTGGAGTTTCAAGCATCAAAGCCAGAAGCCCACTATTTCATTTTATGATGGAAGATGGTGGCATTTGGTGGAGAATGCCTATCAATGCATTTTGTGCTAAACCAGATGTCCCAGAAGAACCAATTCATAATCTTGTTTTATGGAACTCCTTTAGCCCACATGTTTCTGTTACAAAGTTTCAGGCATTAAGCAATATGAGAATGTCTTACGTAGATAGAACTCAGACTACTATTCCTGGAACATATTTATTTACCCTTGACTGGCACAGTCCAGAAACAAATATACTAGATGATGGATATTCAGAAAATCCAGGTCAGCATAAATGTGGGCATGTTATCCAAAGAGATGATGGTAATTTTGCAATACAGCCAAATAATCGGGTAAGAATAAAAGAACCATCCTTTGTAACAAAGAAAGATCTAGTAATACAAAGACTGATTAATACAAATAAATGGGACGTAGAGAGTTACGATAAGTGGATTCTCGAAGACTCTAATGCATACAATTATGATGTTTTAGACTCTGAGGTTGACAAATAACATTATGGCTGGTAAACTATATACATCAGAGGTTTGGCTTCGTAAGAGATATCTTATGGATAAAAAATCTCCTGAAGATATTGCAAAAGAGTGTGGGGCAAGCGTAGAAACAATCTATGTTTATCTTGCAAAATTTGGATTAAGGAAGAGTAGACGATGAATAAAGCACAAAAGATTTTGATTGGTCTTGGCATTGCTGGTGCGGTGGGAATAACCTATGTTGTTACAGCACTTAGAGGTTTGCCAGAAGCCTTTGATTGGGAAGATGATGAGTCAAGTGAGTGAACATACAGAACTAAAGATTACCGTTGACCAAGTAAATCATCCACTACACTATACTTCTGATCCAAGTGGTATAGAGGCAATTCAAATTACAAGACACAGAAATTTTAATATTGGCAATGCCTTTAAATACTTGTGGCGAGCAGGTTTAAAGGATGAAGCAAGAACAATCCAAGATCTTGAAAAGGCAATCTTTTATATCAAAGATGAAATCAATAGACTAGAGGGTAAATATAGTGTCAAGTGAAATGGAATTAGTGGAACACCTTGATGAAGTAAATAAAGTTGTTACTGAATACCTTAAAGGTCAAGATCCAACAAAGATTTCTAAAGATTTGGACATGCCAAGAACTCGTGTTGTAGCATTAATTAATGAGTGGAAAGTTATGGCGTCAGCAAATGATGCTATCCGTGCTCGTGCTAAAGAGGCTCTTGCTGGAGCAGATACACATTACAGCAAACTTATTACCAAGGCTTATGAAGTTATAGATGAATCAAGTCTGACTAATAATCTTAGTGCAAAGACTCAAGGCATTAAACTTGTTATGGATATTGAAAAGTCAAGAATTGAAATGTTACAAAAAGCAGGTCTGCTTGAGAACAAAGAACTTGCAGAAGAGATGGTTGAAATTGAACGCAAGCAAGAAGTTTTAATTGGAATTCTTAGAGATGTTGCGTCTGAGCATCCAGAGATTCGTGATTTAATTATGCACAGGCTATCTGCTATTGCTAAAGAAGGTGAAGTGATTACAATTGTCCACGATGTTCAATGATTTTTTTGAGATATTAAAAGAGAATCATTTTGTTGAGAAACCAGTAGATGTAAAGACGTTTGTACAGTCTCCAGACTATCTTGGTCAGCCACTGCTTTCTGATATTCAATATGAAATAGTAGAAGCGATGAGTCAGATCTATCGTAAAGAAGATTTGATTGAACTTATGGGGCAGGAAAAAGGGTTAAGTCATTTTAATAAATATACTAAGAATGAACTCATTCTGCAACTTGGCAAGGGATCTGGCAAAGACTTTATATCAACGGTATCATGTGCATATGTAGTATATAAACTACTATGCTTAAAAGATCCAGCAACTTATTTTGGTAAACCTCCTGGAGATGCTATTGATATTATTAACGTTGCTGTTAACGCTCAACAGGCTAAGAATGTTTTCTTTAAAGGTTTTAAAACAAAGATTGAAAAGTCCCCTTGGTTTGCTGGAAAGTATAATGCTAAAGCAGACTCAATAGAATTTGACAAGGCTATCACTGTTTACTCTGGTCACTCAGAAAGAGAATCTCATGAAGGTTTAAACTTACTTATGGCAGTCCTTGATGAAATTTCTGGTTTTGCTACAGAGGTTGGAACTGGTAATGAACAAGGTAAGACTGCAGATAATATTTATAAAGCATTTCGTGGAACAGTAGACTCTCGTTTTCCAGACTTAGGTAAGGTGGTTCTTCTTTCATTCCCACGTTACCAAGGTGACTTTATTTCTCAACGGTATGAATCAGTTATTGCTGAGAAAGAAACTATTGAACGTAAACATACTTTTATTATGAATGAAGATTTACCACATGATGATCCAGGAAATCAGTTTGAAATTTCGTGGGATGAAGATACAATACTCCAATACAAAATACCAAGAGTATATGCATTCAAAAGACCAACATGGGAAGTAAACCCTACTCGTAAAATTGAAGACTTTAAACTAGCATTTTATACAGACCTTGGTGATGCGATGATGCGCTTTGCCTGCATGCCTACATACTCATCAGATGCATTCTTTAAGCAAATTGAAAAGGTTGAAAAATGTATGAACACTAGAAACCCACTAGATTCATTTAGAAGGTTTGAAGAAACATTTAAGGCTGATGAAGATAAAATTTATTATATCCATGCTGACCTTGCACAAAAGCATGACAAGTGTGCAGTTGCAATTGCTCACGTAGATAAATGGGTAAACATTCAAGTAATTAAAGATTATGAACAGGTAGCACCTATAGTGGTTGTAGATGCTGTAGCCTGGTGGGAACCAAGAGCAGAAGGTCCAGTTAATTTATCTGAGGTAAAGCAATGGATTATTAATCTACGTAGACAAGGTTTTAATATCGGTATGGTTTCATTTGATAGATGGCAGTCATTTGATATTCAAAATGAACTTCAAGCCGTAGGTATTAGAACTGAAACTGTTTCCGTTGCTAAAAAACACTATGAAGATTTGGCTATGATGATTTATGAAGAAAGAGTTTCTATTCCAAGAATACCAATTCTTCTTGAAGAAATGTCAGAGTTAAAAATAATGAAAGGTAATCGTGTAGATCACCCCCGTAAAAAATCTAAAGACTTAGCAGATGCTGTATGTGGAGCCGTATTTGGTGCCATATCTCATACTGCAAAGACTAATAATACAGAGATAGATGTCCACACATGGAGTTCTAGCACCCGACTTGCACAAAAGCAAAGGGATATGGTAGAATTAGGTAATCGAGAAATTCCTGACGACGTTAAGGATTTCCTTGATAAATTCAACATAATATAACAACTAATAAGGAGAAAGATGAATTCATTTAAGAAAGTATCGCTAATCATCGCTGCAGCCCTGACTAGCACAATGCTTGTATCGCCAGCGGCTAATGCCAATGCTGGAACTGTCACATTAACAGTGGCGGGATCTGCAGCAACGGGAGGAACAGTAGCAACAACTCCTGTATCACTTCCAGTACCAGCAGATAACAGCGTAGATGCAGCCGATGCATTGAAGATTGCAGTAACAGGCGTTGACACAGGCACAGTTGTTTCAGCAGTTGCAGTAAATGCAACTATTGTTCCAGCACTTGCAACATCAACTGCTCCAGTAACAGCATCTTCTGGCACATCATCACTAACAATTAATACAGGAACAGGAAACACAGCAGACTTTTATGTTTACACTAAGAGCACTGCAGTTGGTACAGTTTCTGTAACAAGAGCAGGCACAACAACCGTGTACTACGTACAAGGTTCAGCAGGTGCTTTGAACTCTATTACACTTACCACTCCTGCATCAGCAGCAGCAGGTACTTCACAGGTAATCAAGGTATCAGGATACGATGTATTCGGCAACCTAAAGGGTGGAGCCACAATTAATACTTTGGTTTCAAACTCTGGAGCAGCAACAGCAACTGCACTAACATCAGACACAGCAACAGCAACACTTGGAACTAAGGAGCAGACAATTCTAATGCCTGCATCTGGCGCTGTCACAGTGGTTGCATATGCAACAGTAGCAACAGCCGTAACAGGCTTGTCAGCACCAGTTGGTTCTGTAAGCGCTACAATTGCAGTTCGTGATCTTGCTTCAGAACTTTCAGCAAAGAATGCAGAAGTTGCTTCACTTATTTCACAACTTGCAGTTTCCAATGCAGCACTTGCAGCAGAACGTGCTGGACGTGCAGCAGATAAGGTTGCATCAGATAAGGCACTTGCAGACGCAAAGATTGCTTCTGATTCAGCAACAGTAACCGCAAAGGTAGCATCTGACCTTGCACTTGCAACTGCAAAGGCAGAACACAAGGCAAAGTTTAATGCACTTGCTAAAAAGTGGAATGCAAAAAATCCACGTGCTAAGGTTGCACTAATTAAGTAATTAACTTAATAAATTAGGGGGCTAGCATTAGTTAGCCCTCTTTTTTATGGAATAAAATGATATAATAAGACTATTAGTCACCACCATAGACTAATAAAATGGAGAATAAATTAAAAAAATACTAATCAAAAGTGGATTAGCGGGGTTGCTTTTAACTTTATGGATGATATTTTCTCCTGTAAATTTTGCTAATGCTAACGAGCCACCAGCCCCATCAGAGCAAGTAGTCGTAAGCCCAGCACAGCAGGCAGTTAATGCAGCACTTGCAACGGCAACTACTGAAGTTGCTCAGGCAGTTACAGCATCAACAGCAGCATCAACAGCAGCATCAAGTGCAGTTACAGCAGTCGTTGCTTCTAATACAGAAGTAGCACAAGCAAACTCAGCAGTCACAGCAGCCGTAGCAGCGGTAGCAGAAGTTGCAAATACAACAACAGTTGTGGCAACAGCAACAGCAGTAGTTAGCGATGTAACAACTGCAATAACCTCAGTAACAACAGCGGTTGCAGCAATACCAGCAACTGCAACAACAGCAAGTCCAGAGGTAGAAACCGCCCAGGCAGCAGTTCAAACGGCAACTACAGTTATAACAACCGCAGCAGAAACAGTTATATCAGCATCTAACACTATTTCAGCAACACCTCTTACCACAGTTGCAGAGGTAGCAACAGCCGTAGCAACAGAAGCGGCACAAGCAGCAACAGCATCTACCTCTATACAAAATGCAACCGTTCAGACACAAGAAGCAAATATTTCAGTAGCAGCCGCAACTACGGCGGTAGCAGCAGTAAATACTGCACGGACAGAGGCTCAAACACAATTAACTCAAGCAAATGTAGCAATCAATAATGCTCAAGATGCAGTTAACTCCCTTGCAGCAACTATTGGTACAACAACAAATGTTTTATCTAATGTAGATGACGCTGGCGTTCGCATGAACCTACCGTTTAATTTACAGATGGGTGGAGTAACATATAACAATGTTTACGTTGGATCTAATGCAACAATTACCTTTGGGGTAAATGAAGGTGCAAATTATTATTCTACCCCTAATGCACCTTCTATTTCTATTGCAGGGTATGACTGGACTACCTGGAGTAATGGATCTGGAATTACATACTCAACAACTACTAATACACTAAGCGTTGCTTGGGATCTTAGAGTTTATCCTTTAACTACTGCCGAAACACAAATGACTCAAGTTAGATTTAATGCAGATGTAAACCCATCAGATGGCGCATGGCAAGCAGATGTAAGTGTTACTGGACCTATTCCAAATGGCGCTAGATTTAATGTAAGAGAAACCACTAATGGCACTGTAACAGATATTAATAACACAAGCACTGCCACAGGATTTACTGGAACAATCAGTCAAGGCGCTGCATTTACTCCTACCCCTGATCCAGACAATGCTACAGTGTTAGCAGCAATTGATACAGCAAATGCACAAATTGCTACTTTAAATTCTGCCATTACAAATGTTGTGGCTACTAACACTGCCACCACTACAACAGTGTCAACAATTGTTCCTATTGCTATAATTTCTGCAAACACTATTACTCAGTTAAATACCGCAACTACATCATTGAATGACAAAATAGCAGCACTTGCAACTATATCTACTGCTGTTGAAAAAGTAAACACTGCACCAACAATTATTGAATCAGCACAAGCAGTTATCAATGCGGTTCCTGCACCTACTCCAGAGCCAATTCCTGAACCAATACCAGATCCAATACCAGAGCCACCAGTTATTGAACCACCAGTAGTTGAGCCACCTGCAGAAGAACCACCAGTAGAGGAACCACCAAGTGAAGAGCCTCCAACTGAAGAGCCACCAATAGAGGAGCCACCTGTAGAAGAAGAACCTACAGAAGAAACACCAATAGAAGAAACACCAATAGAGGAAGAATTACCTATAGAAGAACCTGTAGAAGAAACTGTAGAAGAAGAACTACCTGCTGAGGAACCAGAAGCGGGATCTGAAGAAGCAGTAGAAGAATCTGTTGATGATGCATTATCTGATGGCAAAATAGATTCAGAAGAAGCAGAAGATATATTAAATGAACTTGCAAGTGATGGTGAAGTAACTGCAGAAGAAGTTCAGGATCTGGCAGATGCTTTATCCGAAGACGGAAAATTAACTAATGCAGAAAAAGAATTAGTAGCAGATGCTCTTGTAGAGTCTCTTGCTCCTGGAGAATCTTTGACTAAAGAACAAATACAAGACGCTGGAATTCAATACAAAGATTTGCCTGCATCTACTCCAGTTGAAGTAAGACAAGATGAAAATGGTAACGAAGTTGTTATTACAGCAGAAGTAGCGGCATCTTTAGTATTGCTTGAAAATCCTGCAGATCTATTATCAACAGCATTTTCAGATCCTGGAGCAGCACTTCAAGCACTAGGAAACATAGGCGCAGATATGTCTGAAGCAGAAAGAGAAGAGGCAACAGATATGGTTGTTGCAACAGTTGTAGCAGCAGGTGCAGCAATTAATGCTGCTGCAGTTGCCGCAGGAGGAGCCACTGGAGGTGGCACTGGGGGCGGAGGAAATTCTGGTGGAGGTTCAGGAGCCAATTCACCAGGTTCACGAGGAGGAAGAAAATGGTAAGAATAATAAAGAATATCCTAAAGGATATGGTAGACCAGGCATGGACTCTTCTTGGAATGTTTATTGCCTGGGTTGTATTGGATGGTAGTGCCAAGACTATTGTTGGATATGGAATCATAGCAACATCAGTCTTATGGATAATTACTAGCCCTATTCGAAATAGAGAGGAAGAATAAAGTGGCAACTAAAAAAACAGCAGTAGCCCCTAAAAAAGAGAGTCCACAAAAGGCTCTTCCAAATATCTTAATGCGTATTGTAGCGGTATTTGCAGCATCAGGATTATCAGTCTTAGGAGCAGGAGCAGTAGTAGGAATTGACACCATTCAAGCAGTAATGCTTGCAGGTCTATTAGGCGTAGCAACAGTGGTTGAAAGGCTGGCTAGGGCTTTTTTGGACGATGGAAAACTTACAATAGCAGAAATAAATGATGCATTTAAGACTGTAGATAAAAAGGCTAATTAGTCATTGTAGGTTATAGTTGACAGCCCTCCCCAGGCGATGGTATACTTAAATATACCAATCTGGGAGAGGGCATTGTCATGACTTGTATTGCTGTAGTCAAACATGAAGATAAGATCTATATGGCTGGAGATCGTGGTGCCTCTGATGATGGAACAATTTTAGCACTTGATGCACCAAAGGTTTGGAAGATAGGTCCGTATCTAATTGGTTATGCTGGATCAATGGATGGTGAAAGAATTAGATATAACTTTAAACCATCTGCACCAAACATTAAAGATATAGATAAATTTATGCAAACTAGGTTTATTAAAGAACTTCGTGATTTTTATAATGAGTTTTGGGTAGACACATCAAAAGAAGGTGATCTTGGTTTAATTATTTGTGTTCGTGGTGAAATATATGAACACAGTTCCGTAGACATGTCTTTATCTAAATATACAGTTCCTTATCTTGCAATGGGGTCTGGTGCAGAATATGCCTATGGAGTTTTATATGCAACAGATAAACAAAAAAATGCAAGGAATCGTGTAATTTCAGCGGTATCAGCAGCAATTAAATTTAACCCATCATGCATGGGTCCAGTTGACGTGGTGAGCATTTAAGGATATACTTAGGTATGGATGAAATAGAAAATATCTTAGATGATATATCAAGTTATGAAGAGTTTGAGATTTGGTTAAATAACGGAATTGATCGGGGCTGGATAACAGAACCGTTCTGTAATACACATGAAGGAGATCCCTTTATGACAGACGAAGAGTCAGAAGAGTGGGAAGCAGGTGGCGACCCATGTCAAGTAGTAATCAAAATAAAGGAGCAATAATGAAAAAAATAGCAGTGGGGTTAATTGCAGTATTTGGCTTAACAATATTACAGCCAGCATATGCAGAAGATAAAAAGTCAATTGTAATTATTGACACAGCAGTAGACACATCTTTGCCAGAGTTACAAGGAAAGATTGTTCACGAGGTTTGTTTAATGGAAGAACTTCGTTGTCCAAACAAGAAGTCTTTCATGGAAGGTCCTGGATCAGCAACACTTCCAGTTCCGCAGGTATATTCTGGAGGATTTGGTCACGGAACACAAATGTCTTTGGTTGCAACTAGAACTAATCCAAACATTAACATTGTATTTATTCGCATATTCCCTATGGATCGAAATGGAAATGTTGCTACAAGTGCTGCTAATGCAAATAGCACTGTAAAGCAGGCTCTTGATTGGGTTATTACAAACAAAACAAAGTTTAATATCGTTGCAGTATCTGCATCAGTTGGTCAAAGACCAACAAAGCGTGGTGCAAATTATTGCTCTATCAATAGATTTGATGCTGGATTAAAGTCTTCAATTGCATCCCTAAAGTCAATTGGTGTAGCATCAGCCTTTGCTGCGGGAAATGATAGAGACAAAGAAAGAATTAATTATCCAGCATGTCTATCTGATTCAGTTGCAATTGCCTCTGTTAGTGATAGAGGAACTACAGAAACATACAACAATGAGTCTGCAGATATTGATTTTTATGCTCTTGGAAGATATGATTTACCAACTGGAAATGTTTCAGGAACATCTTCTGCAACTGCTGCTTTTGCAGCATACTGGGCTAAGTCATATGCTGGTAACTATCAAACCACATACGACTATCTAAAGTCTATTGCAATTACATCAGACACAAAGAGAGTTAATACTGTCGTTGATGTTTTAAAGTAAAAGGTCTTGGTCTGTAACTCAGTTGGCAGAGTGAGAAACTGTTAATTTCTAAGTCGTAGGTTCGAGTCCTACCAGACCAGCCAAGCGAATATTGCATAGTGGTAGTGCGTAACCTTGCCAAGGTTAATGTGCGGGTTCGATTCCCGCTATTCGCTCCATGCCCTCATCGTCTAGTGGTTAGGACATCACCCTTTCACGGTGGTAACAGGGGTTCAATTCCCCTTGGGGGTACTAAAAGTTTGGTATAATAGTATTGTATCTGCCTACGGGGGATACATTAACTTATTCGCTTGAAAGGGGAATAAAATGGTAACACAGTTCGCAATGGATCTATTCAATGATCCTTTTTTTATTGGCTTTAATAGAGAACTAAGCCGTCTCAATACAGCACACAAAACAAACTCTCAATCATATCCTCCATATGATCTTCTTAAACTAGATGAAGATACATATAGACTGTCTCTTGCTATTGCAGGATTTACAAAAGAAGATATTAATGTTTCAGTAGACAATGGAACACTTATTATTAAAGGTGAGATTGTTGAAGTTACAGACGCTGAAGTTGTTCATAAGGGGATTGCTGGTCGTAAGTTTACCCGCACATTTGCTCTTGGTGAATACATGGAAGTAACTGGGGCTGATCTTAAAGACGGTATGCTACATATCAATTTAGATCGCATTGTTCCAGAAGAAAAGAAGCCAAAGGTTATTAAGATAAAGTAGTATAATATAATAGTCCCCATACAGGACCTTAGTGATGGTTTAGTTACCCATTTATATAAGACCAGGCGTACGTGCTTGAATACCTGTATGGGGCTTATATTTTAGGTGTATAATTAATATGCTATGTCAGGTAAAGAATTGGCAGTTTATAATAAGCAACAATTCAAAAGGCGTCTGCAAGAGATTAAAGAGGCTAGTGGATGCGTAGACTGCGGAGAATGTAATCACATAGTTTTAGATTTTGATCACTTAAGAGATAAAAAATATAACATATCAAGAATGATTCATGATGGATTTTCTTGGGCAGCGATAAAAAAAGAAATAGCAAAATGTGAAGTAGTATGTGCAAACTGTCATAGAATTAGAACTTATGATAGGTTGACAAAGAACATAGCCTAGTGCTATAATTAACTATACCTATAGGAGGATAATTTATGTCAGTAAAAGGAACAAGAGCACTTCTACTAGAAGTGATTCAAAAAGAAGTAGGAACCATTGAAGGTCCTAAAGATAACGAAACAAAATATGGTGCATGGAGTAAGGCAAACTTTCTTCCATGGTGCGGAAGTTTTGTTAATTGGACAGCGATGACAGCGGGAGTTAAAATCCCAAATACAGTTTATACACCAGCAGGTGTGGCAGCATTTAAAAGTAAAAACAAATGGGTTCCTGTTAAAGGAAATAAGCCAGAAGCAGGTTGGGTAGTTTACTTTAACTTCCCTGGTGGAGCAGATATTGATCACGTTGGCTGGGTATTAAAAGATAATGGTGATGGAACATGTATTACTATTGAAGGAAACACTACAGCAGATGGTAAGAGTGGTAGCCAGTCTAATGGTGGAGAATGCGTAAAGAAACTTCGTGCGTATGGTCCTAATAAAAAGGGTCTTCCTGTATTTATTGCAGGGTATGGATCAATTGATTACCCAGATGCAGATACACCAGCAGTTAAAACACTTGAAGAGAAAAAGGTTGCTCTTGCAGATGTTGCAAAATCACAAGGTGTTGAAGTTCCTGCAGTCAAACTATTTAAACCACTTAAAAATGGTTCAAAAGGTCAAGGCGTAAAGAACATTCAAACAATGCTAAAACTTAAAGTTGATGGACAGTTCGGTCCAGGAACAGAAAAGGCTGTTAAAGCATTCCAAACAAAAGAAAAACTTAAAGCAACTGGAATAGTTGATGAAGAAACATTCAGAAGGTTAAAGGGCGTTAAGTAATTAAATGGCTCTTTATGAATATAAGTGCACTGGAAAGTGTTCTGGTATAGTTTCAAAACAGAGATCAATTAAAGAAGACGATCCAGGGTATGATTGTGCAACTTGCAATCTACCACTGGAACGTGTATACTCTAATTTCGGGGTAATTTTAAATGGTTCAGGTTTCTATTCAACTGATAACAGAAAGTAGCGGTATACTATGAATACAATGATTGATGAAGAAGTTAAACCTAAAGAGTGGCAACTAAATGCGTTAGATCGTTGTGACAGTTGTGAGGCACAAGCCTATGTCAAGGTAAAAGGTTTGCCTGGAGAACTAATGTTTTGTAATCATCATTATAATAAGATTATGAATGATCCAGATGGGTATACAAAAATGATGTCTTTTATGCTTGAAGTTATTGATGAGCGTGAAAAACTTATAGAAAATAGACTAACAGGGAGTCCAAACTAATGTATGAGTATTTTGTTAAAAACGTAACAAATGTTGTTGATGGAGACACAATTGATGTAATCATTGACTTAGGGTTTGATATTTTATTTTCATCCCGTGTAAGGCTAGCAGGTATTGATACGCCAGAGTCTCGCACAAAAGATCTTGCTGAAAAGGCTCTTGGTCTTGAAGCCAAAGAGTATCTAAAGAAAAGTTTAAAGGATGCTAAATCTGTTATTATTAAAACAGAAAAGATGGACTCATCCGAAAAGTATGGTCGCATTTTAGGCTGGGTATACATTAATGGAGATACTGTATCTCTTAATGACATGATGATTAATCATGGTTATGCTTGGGGATATCTAGGCGATACTAAAGTTAAAGACTTTGAAGCCCTTAAAAAAACTAGACTAAAATCTGGCAAATGAAAACTGTATTTTATTTTACCGCACTTTGGTGCAGTCCTTGCAAAAAGGTAAAACCAATAGTTGAGGAGTTAAATAGAGATCAAACAGAAGTTAAATTTCAAATAATTGATGTTGATGTAGAAATGGAAATAACTAAAAAGTTTGAAATTAAATCAGTGCCAACTTTTATTTTAATAAAAGACGGTATTGAGATTAATAGAATAATTGGAGCACAAACAAGAGATTCATTGATTGGATTTATAAATGGCTAGCGAAGAAGATGAAATCATAAATAGCCTTATTCTTAGTGGTGGTCTTGAGGTTGCTGCCTTAGATGAAGACACTGGAGAAATGTTATATTCCTTTACTCCTAAGATAGAAAAGTTAATGCCAGATCTATACAAGGAGCACCTACAAACCGTAAACTCTGAGGTAATGAATCTATGGGAAAAGGGATTTTTAAACCTAGAACTATTTGCCCCAGATCCAATCATAACAATAACAGAAAAGGCTTTAAATAAAGAAGAAATTGAAGGTTTATCTAAGCAGGAACGCTGGTCTTTGTTTGAAATCATCAGACTCCTTCAGCGTAAAGTCTGATATACTTTAAACAGAAACTTAGGAGGTTTGCTATGCCATATAGAGTTGGAGCCAAAGGCTCATTCGGATGTTCTGGATACCCAGCATTAAAAGAGGGTACCAATGAAGTCATGGGATGCCACCAGACAAGAGCAGAAGCAGCAGCACAAATTTATGCAATTAATCGTTCAGAAGGCAACATAGGAAAAAGTATGCATGAAATTAAAGAAGGCGACTTCGTAATGTATATGGGCGAAGATGATAAGAATATGGTTGGTCGTGTTGAGTATGTCATGACAAACCCTGGACTTCTTGGACTACCAGGATCAGAATATTCTATGGAATATATGGAAAATGATAAGCCAGTTATTGTTCGTGAATATGAAGAAGAAGATGGCGCATGGGAAGAAAAATCATATGTTACTTATCATCGTATGTCTGAAGTTATTAGGATTGAATCACTGTCTGTCTCAGTAGAGATGGTTATGGAGATGGGATCAAGCGGAACTGGAATTCCAGCAATGCCAGAACAATCTGATATGGAAAACATGTATAATGTTCAAATTGGTAAATCAGAAGATTATTATTCAGATGATGAAGAGATGGACAAATGGAATAACATGACAAAGGCTTGTTGGGTTGGATATGAACAACGTGGCATGAAAGATAAAGGTGGACGCATGGTTCCCAATTGTGTCCCTATTGGTAAATCAGAAAGTGTACAAAAAGCAGAAAGCGTATCTGTTGGAGATCATGTTACTTTTGCAGTACCAAAACCACCAGATAAAACAGAGTCTGCTCATGGAGTTGTAGAAAGAGTAGAGCGTTCTGGAACAGTTAAACTTCCTGGAACTAACGAAAGTGTTGAAGCATCTTCAGATAATCCAGCAGCAGTAGTTAGAGTCTATGCAACAAGTGAAAGTGGCAAAAGAACTAGAACTGATAGACGTGTTGTAAAACCTTTTAGTTCTTTAAGAGTGTTATCTGAGCCAATTGATAATGAAAAAATGTATGACGAAGACGAAATGGAAAAAGTTTCTGCAGCAAGACTGCAAGAGTTGGCAGATGCATATAATAAAAATAAAGAAGGCGATAGTCGAATTACAGTAGGAGCACTAAGACAAGTTTATAATCGTGGTATAGGAGCCTATAGAACTAACCCTTCATCGGTTCGTGGAAGTGTTTCTAGTGCAGAGCAGTGGGCTATGGGAAGAGTAAACGCTTTTATGGCTGGACTTCGTGGAAAGTTTCCTAGAAAGCCATTTGATTTAGATCTTTTTCCAAAAGGTCACCCAAGGTCTACCAAAAAATCTTTGTTTGAAAATTTTGCAAAAGATGTAGGAAAGCCACAAAGAGTTTCAAAACTTTTTGAAGAGCAGCCTATAACAGAAAATATTGAGAAAGGTTGGGGCGGATCTATATTTGACTTAAATCCGTTTAAAAAATAATGCCTAAAAGAAAAGTAGGATCTTTTAATCCATATCAAATTAAAGATGGATGGATCGTAAAAATGTATAAAGATGGAAGAATTAGATCTAAGATTGAACCATACGAACCTAAGCATAAGAAGAAGGTACAAAATAATGGCTGACACATACACACCTAATGCTGGCATGAAGGCTGCAGCACGT